TAAATAAAAATGGAATGAACATTATGATACGAGATCCTTACTATTTGGCGAAAACGGTCTTAGGTTCATACAACTTGTATATCCTCAAAGATCCTTTCGAATCTTGGCATTATTCGTGTGTTGGTACATTCAATACTAAAGATGAAGCTATAGATTATTATCATAAGTTGAAAGAAGAAGAGAAAATGATTTCAAGAATGCACATGAAATTAATAATAACAGAATAGAAAGGATATAAATAATGCCGATAAGCGAAGTATATAACATGGACTGTATGGAATACATGAAGGGGATTCCTGATAAGTTCTTTGATTTAGCGATAGTCGATCCCCAGTATGGCATAGACATAATGCACAAAGGTGGGATGCCGAAGCATTTAGGCTTTAAACAATATAAAAGAAAGGATTGGGATAAGTCCCCCCCCGGAAAGAAATATTTTGAGGAACTATTCAGGGTATCGAAGAATCAAATAATTTTTGGTGGTAACTACTTTACTACCTATCTTCCTCCCAAAATGGGTTGGATTGTTTGGGATAAAGGACAACATGGATTAACTATGTCTGACGGTGAATTGGCATGGAGTAGTTTTGACAAGGCTCTTCGGATCATAACTCTAAACCGGTGTACAATTGGAGAACGAGGTGGAAATATCCATCGTTGTCAGAAGCCAGTGAAATTATATGCTGAAATATTAAGAAAAAACGCCAAAGAGGGAGACAAAATTTTTGATAGTCATTTAGGTTCAGGAAGCAGCAGAATAGCTGCTTATGGACTTGGATTCGATTTCTATGCAACTGAAATAGATGAAGAATACTTTGAAGCACAAGAAGAACGTTTTCACCGGGAATGTTTTGGGGAGATAAAAACAGAGAGAGGAACGTTGGTTCAAACTAATTTATTTGACAGGGAATAAATGAAACAGACAGTAGAAGAAGCGGCAAGTGAAAATATCCTATTTAATCATAGGACAGTTGACAGAACTTTGAGCGGTAAAGATTTGGCAAAGTTTGGAGAGATGAATTTCGTTCAAGGTGCAGAATGGAAGTCGAAGCAATCTCTTTGGATAAGTGTTAAGGAACGGTTGCCGGAGCCTAACAAGGAAGTTCTTCTTTATGATAAGAACTCCATCCGGCATTATGTCATAGGATGGCTGCGGAGAGATAAAGGATATAACAAAGGCATGTGGGCACTCTCCAATGGTTGGATTGAAGATAAGGATATAACCCACTGGATGCCGATTGATAAACCAATAACCGAGTAATTATGAATGAAGTAAACTTTAATGGAATGTTCGGACAGCAAGGTTGGATTTGTCCGAAGTGTGGAAGGGTATATTCACCTTTTACCAAAATGTGTTTGTATTGTGGCCCTAATAACACAAATACATTTCTAATCTTGACGATCATTCTAATACACATATCAGTGAAGAAGAATTAAAAGAAAACCGTAAAATGATATAGAAAGGAACTAATATGGGAAAGAATATCAAAGGTCTTGCTGGTTCAACCATCTTCAATCAAAAGATGGTTGAACAAATGAATGGCATAAACAAAAACAATAAAGGGAAAGCATCCCCAATTTATATACCAACTAAAAAACGGAAGTAATGGAAGCTAAATTTAGGATTGGAGAAAAAGTAAAAATAGCCAATCATCCAGATAAATCTAAGATTGGCAAAGAGGTTGAGATAATTAACCTCCATCATTCTAATTTTAATCCACAAAAGGGATATGTGGATGAATGGTTATACAATGTATGGGATGGTGCGAAATCTTTAGGATGGGCACCTGAGTGCGACTTGGTAATTAATAAACCTTCATAACCGAACAGAAATGAATGATGGAGTTTATTTTGACCAAAATGGTAACGAGGTAATCGTAATCAATGGATTTGAATACTCACGAGAAGAATTTGATTNACAACAATTTATTATCTATTCCTAATAGCAATGTATATGCTGCTAGGATAGATGGAAAGGAGAAATATGGATAAAGATAAATTCAACAAAGCAATAGAAA